AGCCAATTGGAGTCGACCTAAGATTTCTCTGGCCATAGCTGATTTGTTAGCTAGAACAGCCACGTTTACGCTTTCATTGAAAAGAATATAGTGTAGTAAATATGCAACACTAGTTGTGGTTTTACCTACCTGACGTGGAAGTTTGCATATAGAGAAGCGATTGTTATGAAACTTCATCAACATATCTTTTTGGAAATCCCACATTCTAAATGGCATTAGACCGTGATCAACGTTGATAATTCTCATATAGGTACAAGCGAAATACACAGGATCGTCCGCACACTTTATAAACTCATCCATTTCTTTCTGAGTAAAAGCGTGTTTCCAGTCTTCTCTTGGAAGATTTGGATTATTGTTATAACCTTTAGTCACTCTTCTTGTTCTCTTTTATTTGTTTCAGTAGATCAGATGGAGAACCAACAAATACTGCTTTCTCAACATTAACATTCGGTTGATCGTTTTTGTCCTGACCTCTTAGATCCTTAGTCTTCTTTTGAAGATCATAAAGGTCTTTGGTAGTATCAGCAACGGTTCTCATCATGGTGGCTAGAACCTCATACGCGCGCGGAGATTCCGATTCTTTTGCAAGATCGGTCAAACTTTCCATTGCGGAGTTGCCTTTGTTGATAAGATCGCGGAATGTTCTGCGTGAGAGGTTATAGTCAGCCTTGATATCATCATCTTCGTGTGGAGTATTGATGATAGGTTCCGGCGCTTTTGGCGGTATAATCTCTACTGCGTTTTCAATACCAAGAGCTTCGCTTAATGCATCATTTGTCTTATTCATTTATATCGGGCCATTCTAATATTTCAGTTGTGTATCCATAATCATCGCCCGGTTCTGCATCGATAGGATCCGGTTCGATTGTAATCTTTGAAAGCTTGAGAGGTGCAATGTCAAAGCTGTCGAGTTGATAAGCAGCATTTGACGATAATGCTCTGATTGTATTGTCCACTTTAAATTGACCTTGAACACCACCAAGAGCTAGTTTTCCTGTATTGGCTGACCAACTCAATATGATACCATAAGCATTAGCTGCTTCGTAACTATCGCCTTGATATGCTATATCATCAACATAATACTTTCCGCTATTGCCAGAAGCCATGTTAATTCTGGTAATGTATCCAGCTTGAAGTGACGGATCGTTGAAGATGTTGGCAATGACTTTGCGAATGATCTTTGGATTGCTTACTGGACCAAAGAAGTCCACTTTCATTGTAAAACTCAATGTCCATGTAATGAAGCGGATTGCATCAAAGTTGCCTTCATGTTCAATATTATACTGAACGCTGTCTAGCGTAATTGGAATATCTTTTAGGACGCCTAGACTGTTAACAGGATTAATCGTTACTGTATAGTCAGGCGTAAAGTATGGCAATATCTGTTCGATAATCTGTGTACCGTCATCAATGTTTCGAGCATATAGATTAAGCTCGAATGTCAAATCATAAGGCACATGCATGTAGGAAGATTTGCCGGAAGTAGATGAATTTGATTTGGCAACTTTTAATACGGAATTTTGTTTTCTGGCAGCATCATACGACATTCCAGTCAATTCAAATGACAATCTAGGCAATCTTATTTGAATCTGTCTTTGCAGATCAGGATCGGAACGAAGACGCGATATGTACTTTTCTTTTGGTGCATATGTGATCGGTATCTTCATACGTTCAATTTCTGCACCCGAATCTTTGTTTGTCTTGACCAAAGTGATATTATTAAACATTGTGCCAAAAAGCACAACGTATTTTCTAGTCAGTTTATGGTAGAAGTGTGTTCCGAACATTATGGCATTCCAAATGGATTAATTTCTGATAAGTCTATAAACAATACGCCCTCGTCTTGTAGCTCTTTGTTATCATAATCATCATAGAATACGTGATCACCTAAAGTATCCGTCGATGTTACAATGTATGCTGCATTTGATGTGACACCGCGTATTGTTGTGGCAGTATTAAACACACCCATCACATTATGAAGTGTTAGTTTCTTTGTGCCCACATCATAATCTGTAACGATAGCTTTAATATTAGATGTTGCTACGTTTGAACCCTGGAAAACAATTTCATTATCATAGAAAGTGCCGGCACCATTACCTAGGGTAAGTTCAATAGTATATGATGCTCCATTCTCAACATCATCTAATTCACCGATGCCTGTGTTGAAATCTTCATCCGAGAAGCGGAAGAGTTCACAACGAAGTTCATAGATATATGGATTGCGTTTACCTATGGAAAAGAAGTTCAATTCTTCTTCTACGAATTTTATTTCAAATAACTTCCTCATAACAGGAACATAAAGAAGATCGCCCTCGCGTGGTCTGTCTGCTATGTTAGTCGGCACATATTTGCCAAATGTTCTAGCTGAAACAATAAAGTTTGAAGTATCACGAATTTCTAGACCAAACTTGGAAAAGAAGTCGCCATCGCCTTCGTAACCTTCGACGTTGGCTAGATAGACTTCCATAGAATAGGCTCTTGTAAATTTGGTATTAACCGCTTCGCCGTAGATTTCATCGTCGCCGTTATAGGAATCTCTTGGAATATAATAAACATCATGACCCATGATCTGGATCGATTCGACAATTAAGTCTTCCAAAAGTCTCTGTTCATTAATAACGCCAACTGAATAGTTGTTAAAATATACGGACGTTGCCATTTTAACCTACCATAAACTGAGGTGGTTCCTCAAATGTGTCGCGGATCAACTGCTCTAGTTCTGTAATTTCAGTTACGGCTTCTTCATAAATCTGTTGACCGTTCATCATGATACCGCCCGGTAGCTGCATACCTTGGTACTTTTTTAGATTGTTGCCCCACTGACGCTTGATGTAGGCTGTGGCCAGTTTTTTGAGCATACGGTCATTGTAGATTTGTGGATATGTATCTGGATCGATAATCATCCAACCTTCGATGACTGCCCACTCACCAGCAGAAATCATTCCCCAGTTCATATCGATATACAACTTATCTGTATGGCGATTGAATCTAACCGGCGTTTCGCCAGAGAATAGCATATCCAGTGTACGAATATGTTGCATTGTCAAGGCATAGTTAACATATGATGTGCTGGTAAAGTCATATAATTCGTGAAGTCTAAGCTGATAGCGAAGGTCAAACATGTTAATAGTGGCATTTGAAGAAGATATTGGAAAAATCTTGGTAACACCAATTATATTGTCCGTGATAGGAATCCATCCATTATTGATGTTTTCTTGAGTAAACTGGTGCTTTACATACCAACGCTCTACACCATCAAAGTGAAACTGCTGAATGTACTGAAACGCTTCGTCAATACGGTCTTCCACCTGGTCATCATCAACATTAATTTCAATGACTGGATGACCTAGCTGACGAAGGCACCAATCTTTTAAGTTTTCTCTAGATGCTGGTACTGCCATTTTTTGCTTTCCTGTAGGTTTTCATATATATTTATAATATTTGTGTGGAGACATGACGTGGTTGAAGATTATATTAAGAGTGGCAAATTAAGCGCGAGAGAGCTTTCTACAGTTTTAAAAGAAGCAGAAACATATAAGAAAGGCGTTTTTACTGCAAGTTTAGGCAGTCTGAATGAAAAAAAAGAACTGGTAAGTTATACAAATGAGGATGTGAGAAAATCCAACATCTATTTTCCTGCACCTCAAGAAGCTTACAAGACTTTCAATATCATCCAATCCCTCATAATTCAAGAATATGCTGGTAAAAAGCTAGATGTGGCTCAAATTTCAGAAGTCCAATTTGTTCATTATCCTATCGGCGGCAAATTTAACTGGCATCAAGACATTCTAGGTCTTAGACCTGGTGAAACGAAAACAAGAGGACTAACATTCTCAATGAATCTTAGTGATGCGGATGATTATGATGGTGGCAATCTTACTTTAAAGTTATCGGAAAATAAGACCATGGATCTTGGCCGAGAAAAAGGATCGTGGATTGTTTTCCCCTCTTTCATAAGACACCGAGTAGATGAAGTGACTAGAGGATCAAGAGATGCAATAGTCGTGTGGTCTCATTTAACTATGCCTGAAATTCATTCTATGAAATGAAACTTACTTTAGGAACAACATACTACAATTGTCCCGATCTACTGAATAATTTTTTGGATCATCACAGAGATTACTTTGATGAGATTATAGTTGTGGATGATGGATCTTCAATATTAGCTGAGAATAACATTAAGAACAAAGAAAAAGTAAAACTCTATCGTGTTCCAATTGACTATGGATTTAACAGTCATGGATGCCGCAATCTTATAATGAAAGAATTAACCAATGATTGGACAGTTCTATTAGATGTGGATAGACTTCTCATAGAGCCAAAGTTTGCAGTAGATATAATTAAAACAAAAAAGCTTAGAGAGAACACGCTATATCTTTTTGAGATGTTTTCAGACTATAATAATCCAGACACTGTTCATCCTTCAGTAAACGAGTTCCTTGTGCATAAAAATCATTTTTGGAAAGCTGGCGGCTATGATGAAGAACTTATAGGCATGAGAACAGGAGACAGAGAATATAGACGGCAATTGATGCATTTTGGTAAAGAGCAATTATTGCATGGCATATATGCTAAGTTTACAAGAAAATCAAGTTTATCATTAAATATCGCATCGCCTAATGATAAAAGAATCGATGGTCATACATACAACATTATAAAAAAAAGAATAACTAAACCGGAACCAAATAAACCATCATTAACTTTCAAGTGGCATCGTGTCTTCTAACGACGAATCACTATTAGTGTCTGATCAATTCTGATTGACTTTCTACTTTTTGTTCTGAAAATAGCATTTTTTGGTATAGTAATATTAGAATGTTTGCTCTTATAGAAAGATATGTTATGATATCCAAAGTTATTGATAAACTGCCTGGCTAAATTCAAATCATAAACATAGTCCTCAATAACATAATACTTTGTAAATTTTGTGTGGAAATGATTGAAGGTTCGCATCATATCTTTATAGTAATGTGATCCATCGTCTATGATAACATCATAGGTATCTGAAAACTTATCAGCAACTTCAATCTTTGTTGAATTGCCAATAGTAATCTTAGCATCCGAAAATCTAATAAGATCGCTCTCAAATTCCCTATTTGTTATATCTAATCCATAGAGATCACAACTCGGAAATAACATCTTCCATGCAGCCAAAGAATTTCCTCTCTTCACTCCAATTTCTAAT